AATAGTATCTTCTCTAAGCCTTATTAATACTTGATTAATTAATTCCCTATATGTCATTAGCTATCCTTTAATTATTGTTCCCCAAACTGAGGCTTTACCTTTTACAATGTCTACAACTTCTACTTGAAAATTTCCATTATCAAAAAAAGTTACAATTCCAAAAGCATGATTCCAATTATGTAATCTACCTTTAAGCCATGTGTTATTTTCTGCTGACATGTCTTTTAAACAACCCATCGCCCACGAACTAATGTTTCCATCTAACAATCTTGTAGCTGAATGTCGAGCCACGTCATGAACATGCCCGTACATTATGTTTGTTCCGTAAGCATCTAAATGTTTCTTAGCATGATTAACGCCACAATAAGCACCATGTATAAAAGACAACTTACCAATAGTTAAAACCTCATTATACTTACGATACTCATATCCTCTTTCATCCCACTTACAAGCATTTTTAAATGTGTATTGGTCTAAATAAGGATTTTCTTCTACAAATGCATCAAGCCATTCATCGTGATTACCTGCTAGTATATGTCGTTCTTTACATTTAACTTTATCTAAAGCCTTATCAAACCTATCTATTTGTTTGTTAACTGCTTTAATTTCTTCATCTATTTCTGGAAGCTGGTACTCTAATGGTGGTCGTTTTCGTCTTTTATATCTATGACCAGACACAGAACTCCATTCTCCAACATCACCCAGATTTATAAATATGTCTGGTTTAATAAAATCTATCGCTTCTAATACAACTTTGACTGCTTTTTCGTCATGTATCGGAAAATGCTGGTCGGGTATAACAATTGCCCTTCTCATTTATTACCTACCTTTTGCTAGTTGTGCTCCAAAGTAGAATTCAATTATCATTGTTGCCCATCTAAATATTTCATCAAACTTTAACATCCCTTCTACAGTCACATATTCTATCACATCTGGAGTTAATTGCAATCCTAAAAAATTTACCCCTTTTATTACTGTAGGTATTACTGTTGGTACATCCCAAAATACAGGTGCTACTTGAGTAAATATTACTAACGCAAGTATTACAAATATAATAACTCTGCGATTAAGTGCAGCCATTGGACTTTCTTTGGCTGCCATTTCTCTAGCCTGATTAATAGAATCATTACGCACTTGTAGATTCTGTATCATCATTTTTTGTTGTTCTTGTGCTGCTTGACTTTTTAAAGCAAGTAACTTTCCAATAAAACCAAGCATTATTGGTGCTATATTTGTTATAAATGCTATCACATTAACCTCAATGCTTCAATAATACCAATATGAGTTACTACATACCAAGCAAAAGCACCATAAATTCCCCATTTAATTTGTAATAAAGAGGTATTTATCTTTTGAATACATGAATTAGTGTCATCAATCTTGCTAAATAGCTTTGCTATTTGTCCAGAATGTTTGTCTAATTGCAATTGTATTCTCGTAAATTCATCATTCATTTCTTTTTAAATCCTTTTTTCATATTAGCGTAAGATTTTTTACTAATAGTAGATTTTTTCTTGCTTCTACTTGTACCAGCTTTTTTTCTAGCGTTTATATTAGCGTACAGTCCACGTTTTGCCATTACCATTTTTCCTTGTTAGACCAATATGCTGCACTCATCTTACCTTTTTTAATATTAGCACCATGTCTAGCTTTAAAAGACCTTGACCGTGCTGTATTAGTTTTATCTCCAGTTTTACCTTGTTGACCAAATCTAATAAGTTTTGTTGTGCTGCCTTCTTTAGCTAAAACAACATGGCTTTTAGTTGCATGACTTGGAGTTCTTTTTGGTTTATTAAAACCAGATAAGCCATTTTTTGTTAATCTATTGTCTTTAGCCATTATTTTTTTTTATTTTTTTTAACTGGTTTTTTCTTTTTTGTTTTACCGTATGAGCCTGTTCCGTACATATTACACTCCTATTTATTAAGTCCTACTGCACTACCTGTTAAGATAGCACCAAAAGCTAAGTGAAACAATCCACCTCCCATCAAAGTAAACGGACTGTGTTGACCTGTTAACTTTTTCATTAATTCCATTTGAACCATTGGTTCACTTGTAGCATTTATAACTTCCATAAAAGCACTAATGTCTGGTCTATTAATTCCATACCAAACTGGTACAAATAAAAAATCATAAAAACAAATTATTAAATATAATACTAAAGCTGTCCATCTCCAACTTAGCGTACTTCTTTCTACTTCTGTCATTTAAATACAAGGTGGTGTACACCTAATAGCCTCAACACCTAATACAATAGCTACTATAAAACCTAACACTACACAAGCAAGAAGAATAGCTAAACCTTTAGTCACGATACTTTATTATCTTTTTTCTTTTTCTTTTTCTTTTTCTTATCTTGTTTTAATTTAATTTGTTTTTTAAGTTTCTTAATTGCATTGCCTTGATTGTTCTTGGCTTTAATTAATTGTTGAGTTTTTTGTCTTAACTCTTCAACCATTTGTGTGAGTTCTTCAATTTGTGTATGACCAATTTCCATACCTTCTACAACATTAGCTAAATCTAAACGCATCATTATTTGATTTTCTAATACTTCTTGTTGATTGGATTGCTCATATTTAGAATACATAATTTCTACTTTGCTATCTATCTTACTAACATACCAAAGCATACCGCCAGCTTGTACTGCAATAGCCATTACTAACGCTAAAGGCATTTTCATTTCATTAGTCATTTTTCTTACTCCACTTAAATGTTTGTTGTACTTTAACTGTAGGTACTGCATCAGCAGTAGCTTTAGTTGTGGCACTTAAAGTAGTAGCATTAGGAAAAACTGAACAACCCATCATTATTGAAAAAGATAGTAACAATATAATTTTTATAGCCATTCAGTTTCTCCTAAAAGTTAAGCTAAGTTTCTAAAGATGAACTAAGAGCACCTACAAAAGCTGACTTACCAAACATTAATTGGTCGAGGTTAAACTGACTTGTATTAATTTTTCTATCTAAGTCGTTAATGTGGTTAATGATTTGTTTTTGCTCATCAGTCATATCTTCGTAAATATGGTCTACATCATTTACTGTAATAACTGTCTTTTCTTTTTTAGTTTTTTTAGACATTATTTACTCCTATAATTAAGATGCTATAGCTGCATCAATATCTGTCATACTTTCATCAGTCCACCAAGATGAATCATCATCGTGTACTTGTGCTTTTTGTATTACTAGGTGTTCTACATTCCTAGCTTTTCTTGCTGTAAATTCATCCGAAGTTTCTCCATCATCTTGACTGCTGTTTACTTCATCTACTGAATGCCCCATTGCAACATAGTGTGCTGCGATTTCTTCTGCTGTTTGACTAGCCATCTTCTTGCTCCTGTTTTGATAATTCGAGGGTTTCAATTCTAGTCAATAAGTCCTCGTTCTGTACTGACAATTCTTTTATTGCATTTACTAATACTGGTACAAATTTAATGTATTCAACATTAATTTGTTTGCCATCTTCTGAAAGACTCGTTAACAAATTATTTTTAAATGCAATTTCATATCCTTCTATTGTTTCACGCTCTTGAATATCTTTTGGTTTAAATCCAACATCTAAAGAATCTTCTGTTCCCCATTTATAAGTTACAGGAAACAAACCTCTAATAAACTGTAAACCTAATTCAAAATTAGTAAAGTCTGTTTGACTTTTTATTTCCATTATGCGTTCTCCAATGCGGTTACTTTAGCTGATAGTTCTTGTATTGCTTTTACTAATACTGGAATTAAGTTTCCATCTGAAACTGTTTGTGTTCCATCATCTTTTTCAATCCAAAGATTAAAACCGTCTGCTAAACTATCTCTATGTTTATCTAAAACATCTTTACATTCTTGTGCTATAAATCCGTGTTGTGATTTACCGTATTCATAACCAAGAACAGGAGCATCTGAACCTTCAACATATTGAGGCATATCAGTTGGAACATCTTTAGCTTTTTTCCAATTATAGTTAACTGGTCTTAAATCATTTACAAGAGCTAATCCTGCTGTAGATGTTTCTATGTTTTCTTTTAACCTTCTATCAGAAGAAGCTGCTGCCCAAGATGTATCAGAACCATCAAGTGCTAATGAGGCTGTGTTAGCACCCATTCCTACTGTCATTATGTTATTGCCCGTTCCAGTTACATCGTAGCCAAGAATAATTTGTTGAGAACTATTAACAGCGTTTGGTCGAGAGTTATATCCAACTGCTACATTTTGTGCACCTGTTGTAGTACCATTTCCTGCATTCCCACCAATCCAAGTATTAGAAGCTCCTGTTGTTGTAGTTTTTCCAGCACCATTTCCTATTGCTGTGTTGTTTGCACCTGTAGTATTAGCTAATAAAGCAGAAACACCTACCGCAGTGCTTCCAGAGCCTGTAGTGTTAGCACCTAAAGCATCTCTTCCAATACCAGTTAATTGATGACCTGATATATTAACATCTATAGCGTTATATCCAACCGCAGTATTGTCTGTTCCCAAAGTAGTTTGTGACGCTAAAGCACTATGACCTACCGCAACATTATTTGAAGCTGTAGTGTTAGCCTCCATAGCGTGAAAACCAACCGCAGTATTGTTAGCACCTGTAGTGGTAGCATATAAAGTGCCTTGACCAAACCCTGAATTACTGGATGCCGTAGTAGCAAGTTTTAATGAGTATCTACCAAATGCTACATTATGATTTCCTGTAGTGTTAGTTGCTAAAGCCTCTTTACCAACGGCTGTGTTGTAACCACCTGTAGTGTTAGCATTTAATGCGGCTTGACCTATTGCTGTGTTGGATCCGCCTGTTGTATTAGCTTCCATAGCACTTGTACCAATTCCTACATTAGCAGTACCAGTGGTGTTGAGTTTCATAGCATTAGAACCCATTGCGGTGTTGTCGGCTGCTGTTGTATTAGCAAGCATAGCCCGATAACCCACGGCTACATTGTCTGCGCCTGTAGTGTTAGTTGTTAAAGCACTTTTACCAATTGCGGTGTTGTTAGAGGCAGTTGTATTTGTCATTAACGCTTGATTTCCTACTGCTACGTTACTATTGCCTGTTGTGTTAGCACCTAAAACATTATTACCACCAATAGCAACATTTTCTTCTCCAGTAAGATTAGCATCTAAATTATCCATACCCAAAGCACAGTTGTTTGAACCAGTGGTGTTAGCTAATAAAGCACCTTTACCTACTGCTGTATTTGAAGTACCAGTTGTGTTAGCCTGTAAAGAAGATTTACCTACTCCTGTATTAAAAGCACCAGTTGTATTTGCAGGTAATACATTATGACCTACAGCAGTAACACCACTGGCAGTCGTGTTAGCTGCTAAAGAGCTTTTGCCAACAGCGACGTTTCCTGTACCACTTGTATTAGCCTCTAAAGAACCCCAACCCACGGCAGTATTGTTAGAAGCAGTGGTGTTAGTTTTTAAAGAAAAATAACCTATCGCAGTATTTTGTGAGCCCGTTGTATTAGATAATAATGAAGAAGCTCCCGATGCTGTGTTTTGTTGACCTGTAGTGTTAGCTTTTAAAGACCAATATCCTGTAGCAGTAAGGTTAGCTGCTGAAACATTAGCAGTTAATGCATTAGAACCTAAAGCAGTATTGTTGGAAGCAGTGTTAAGACCAAGTGCCGACTTACCTATAGAAGTATTATCATTACCTGTAATATTTGTTGTTAGTGCTTCTGACCCAAGAGATGTATTTCTATATCCTGTTGTAATAGCATCTGAAGATAATGCACCTACGGCAGTATTGTCAAATCCAGTGGTATTAGCACTAAGTGACTTGTAACCAATTGCTGTATTAGCATCTGCTGTGGTATTTCTTTTCATTGCTTCGAAACCAACAGCTACATTATTTGAACCTGTACTATTTGTTTCCATAGCACTCATACCAAAAGCTGAATTATTACCTCCTGTAGTATTGGCTACTAAAGAAAAAGCACCAACTGCTATATTACGACTACCTTCAGTAGTAGCTGTTAAAGCATTAAGACCAAGACCTACGTTATAGTCACCTGTAGTAATTGAGTCTACTGCTGTAGAACCTAGTCCAATGTTTGAGGTAGCTGTTGTTGTTATCTGTAAGCCACCAACAGTATTTGTACCGAGTACAATTGCACCAGTCATAGTGCCGCCTGCTTTAGGCAAGGCAGCATTTGCTGTAGTGTTACCTGTAACGCCAGTAGCTATATCTGTATTAATTGAGTTGGCTAACTTGGCAGCAGTTACATTGTCATCTAATATCTTAACTGTTGTTACCGCGTTGTTAGCAAGTTCAGCAACAGTAATAGCATTGTTAGCTATGTCTTCTGCAACAATAACATCGACTCCAAGCTTGGCTGAAGTAATTGCATTGTCTGCTATTTTAGCTGTTGTAATTTGAGCATCTTTAATGTGAACAGTATCAATAGAAGCATCAACATATTGGTCTGAATCTACAGAGTTTGCTGCCATTTTAGCAACTGTAACTTGAGCATCTTGAATATGAGCTGTACGAACAGCATCATCAATAATAGCATCTGTGTTTACAGAATTAACATTTAAGTGTTCTGCATCAATACTGTCTGCGGCAATGTGTTCAGAGTTAATAACATCATCAGCTATCTTTGTTCCGTCTACAATATCTGCTGCTAAATGTTCTCTGTCAATACTACCATCTACATAGTGTTCTGACCTAATTGAATTGTCGTGTAAGACATTATCAATGGTTACTTTCTTAGAAGTACCGCCATCATTAATTAATAATTCTTCTGCTCCGTCTGTTGCAGTAAGTGCTGTTAGTGCTGATACTTTAATTTGTGCCATTTAGATATGCTCCGCTATTATGTATGTTGCTAAATTGTTATTATTAGGGTCTATTCTTGCTTCTGTTACTAAGTAGTTTTGTGTATAAACATCACTGTCTTCCATTAATATTTCACTACCTAATGTAAAAGCAGGTGTAAATTGAGAATCAAATATTCTTCTAAATCTTCGAGAATTAAGTGCATTTTGTTGCCTCCAATTTCTAGCCATTATAATTTAACTCCAAATTTTTTGTTTCTTTTTGCAATCCATTCTAATAATTTTTCTTTTTCTAAATCTAGTATAGATTGTAATGTTTTAATATTAGGGTTTGATTGTTCATGTTCTTTAGATTTAGGTGTTTTTCCTTTTGGCTCAACGTAACTAGAAGAATTTGCTTTTGTTTGTGAATCATTAGGTGTTTTTGTAGAGCTATGTTCTGAATTATAAGTTCCTTTAGGTACTTTATTTGATTCTTTATTAATAGATATAGTAGTTGTACCATAAGTAGGTGCTTTACTATCGCTTTTAATTGGTTCTAATTCTTCTTGTGGTTCTAATAAATTTTCAAACATATTTAATAAACTATCTGCTTCTTGTTCTGGTTGTTTATCTCCCTCAAACATAAGTTTATTATGTTTTAAATAATGTTCTAAAGTAATGTAGTCATCATTATCTTCATTCATTTCGTGATATTCTTTTTCATAAGTAACAGTTAAAAGTTTAGACCATATTTCCATTACTTTGGCTTTTATTCTTTCTAACTCTAAACTATCAGTAGAATCATCTTCACAAGAATCTTTAAGTATGTCCATTGAAATCATTTTTTCCTTTTCGTTTACGTTCTCTCATATTAAAAAGAGTATTGTTATTGCCAAAATGAGGTTGTGTTGCTCTAACGCTTATTCTAAAACTACTTTTTTGTCCGCATTGTGGACATTCTTTTTTTTGCAATCTGTCTTTAACAGCACACATTTCATCAAAAACATGACTATCTTTACATTCATATTCGTAAAAAGGCATATAAATATTCCTTATTAATTCAGAATAACCCCCTCGTGAGAAGGGGTTACAGCTTAACTAATTAAGCAGGTACAACAAATGCAATACCAGCATCGTTACGAAGTTCTGCAACTCCATAAATAGTATCAGCAGTGAACAAATCACCTAAATACTCCTGTTTGTATTGTGTCTGTGACCTAATACCCATTTGCTCTGCAAGAACTAAAGCTTCTTTATGCATCATAACACCAACTCTATCTGTATCAGAGTTACCAGATGCAGTAGGACAATTTGTTGAAATGAATACATCCATTCCATAAATCATTCCAATCTGCCCAGTTTTAATTGCATCACCGTTACCGATATGGTTTTGCTCAGTAAATCTAGGTAGACCTAAAAGCGTACTAGCAGCAGTTGGAGGAAGAACTAAAGAACGACCATCCATTGGAACGTCAGCATTATCTAATGTAAGAATCATTTTACGAATTCCATCATCAGTAATTGCACTTGCGTTAGATGAATTACCAGTATAAAGAGTACCACCATGTCCACCAATAACTGCTTTTTCAAATGAAGCAGCAGCAGTACCACCTACTGTTCCGCCTTGAAAACCCTCAGTTAAGGAAAACAAATCAGTGTCCACTTGTTTACTTAACGCATAACCTGCATCATCCGTGTAGAACTTTCGCATTGAAGCCAATGCTTGAACCTCTGCAATATCTTCAATCATCTTAGAATATTCGTAATGATTTCTAATACGAACTTCTACGATTGTTGATGAATCTGCTGAGATTGTTACTTGTGTACTAGCTGCTTTTGCAGTAGCAGTACCACGAGCAGGTGCAGGGATATTTATAGTATCGCCTTTTTTACCTTTATGTGATAATTTTGTAACAACATTTGCTACAACTAGATTTTTTTTGTACGCACCAATAACTTCATCGCTCCACAACTCGGGGATGAAATTATTAGCTGTACCCGTATTAGCACCAGTTGCGCCTAAAATACTGGTACTATGTCTTGAGCCTAAAGCCATTTTATTTCTCCTATTAAATGATTATTTAACCCTGCCTTCTGCATACGCTTCTTGAATTTCATCAGATAACGCTTCATAACGACTAGGATTTGTAATTTGAAGGTTAATTAAATCAGACCTTCTATACATTTTCTTACCACCTACAGATTGTGTGGAACGAGTTTCAGATACAGTTTGTCGTAATGCTTTGTCAACTTTAGCCTTCTCACTTTTCTTAACCTCTTTAGTTTTTGTAACCATGTTGACTTTATCATACATGTCAAAGAGCTCAATAGCGTAATCTGGCCTATAATCTGCGTCTGCTTTACGGAAAATATCTTTTCTAATTTCACTAGCACCTACCCAATCTTGAAAAGCCTTGTCTGCGACACGAGTTTCCCAGTCTGGATATGCCTTTTCAAGTACATTCAACTGTTGTTGATTGGC